AAAGGTTCAGGAGTGAGAGTTAATGAAACTCGTAGTGCTGCTGAAAAGATTGCTTCGGGGTTATCACTAATACAAGGTGGGTCGGCTAAACGACTTACATAATTTTAATTTAAGGAAACTATCATGGCATCATTTACACTTGCAAATAACAAATTACTTGGTCTTGACGACCTACAATCCGGCATTGCCGAAACAATCGTAACCGTGGCTCCAGGCCTAGGTTTAATGCCTTTCAACACTGTTGCTGGTAATGCATATGCATTCAACCGCGAAAAGACATTGGTTGACGGTCAATTGATCGCAGCTGACGGCACAATCACAGACTCCACAGCAATGGATACCACACTTGTTCAGATCGCTCTTAAGGGCATCTCCGGCCAAGCTGATATCGCTAACTTGCAACTTGCACAGCAAATCGGTGTTAATGGTGGTAATGACGCCATTGCATTGTTAGTGGCTTCCGCTGCTAAAGGTGTTGCTCGTAAGTATCAAGACATGCTTATCAATGGCACTGTTGGTGCAAACGGTTGGGACGGTTTGACAGCAATCTTAGCTGGTGCTGATTATACTGCACAGATCGAAGATGCTGCTGACGCTGCTTTCACTTTCGACTTAGTCGATGCTACATTGTCTCGCGCTGCTGTGAAGCCACAGTGGATCATGGGTAATGCAAAAGCCGAGAACGCATTCCGTAAGGCTCTTCGCGCAGCTGGCGGTGTTACAATGACAGAATTGAATGGTGTTCAGTTCATGTCTTATGAAGGCATCCCATTCATCCGTAACGATTATATCGCTACAGACATCGATGGTGTTACTGCTGGTAACCAAACAAACATCTTCATGGGAACATGGGATGACGGTACCGCTTCGGGTGGTTTGGCTGGTTTGGCTACTGCTGGTTCATTGTTCCGTGTTGAACAATTCGACAAGTTGGAAGGCAAAGATGCAACTCGCGTTCGTGTTATCATGTATGCGGCTGCTGCAGGTTTCAGCCCAGTACAGATGGCTATGTTGAAGAGCGTAACAGTTTAATAGTTACGTAGGCGATAAATAAAGGGAGCAGAAATGTTCCCTTTTTCCTTTTGCGGAGTTCAATATGATTACAGTAGGCACCGATACATACCTTTCCCTAGCAGATGCTCGCACCTATGTGACTGCAAACGGATTAACCCCACTTCCTTTAGTTGACGCCGAGGCTGAATCCCTTTTAAAACGCGCAACTACTACAATAGATCGCATCTATGGTGCAAAATACCTCGGATCTAAGGTAAGCATGTCACAATATCTGGCGTGGCCTAGATTTGTTGGAACAGGTTACCCACATGGACCAGGTGAAAGTCTTTATGTAACCATAGACAGTGATGGTAATCCACGTGATTTTAGTGGACTTCAACCAGAACTAGGATATGCAGAAACAGAATTAGCGGTAATGCTACAAGCAGGTGTCGACCCGTATGCACAACCTGAACCTTTTCTTAGTATGGAACGTAATAAAGTATCTGCACTTGAGCAAGAAAAACAATTCAAAGGCTCACAAGGTTATCGTACAGATCCACTTTATAAGATTGGATTAATATTACGCCCAATTTTAGTATTAGCAGTAGGTAGCATTTCTATCACTCGAGGCGCTTAATATGACAATGAAGACCGACTTCCAAGCACTTGCAACAAAGTTGATCTATGAAGTATTTGGCTCAATTTCACAGACGCTTACTATTCGTCGCCCAATCTATATAAACTACGATGAAGAAACTGGTTCCCAGATAATGAGTTCTGATGATTATGTCATTCAAGCAGTAATTGGTCCGTGGATAGATAAGAATCAAGCTGCTGCTACATCGAATGCAATCCGTACTGATGATCTTAGTGCAATTATTTCTAAAGAAAAATTAGCTATCACACCCGAAATGAATTTCGATATTGCCATTACAGCCGATGGAACAGAGTGGGCAATTGTGCAATCTACAATGGATGAAGCAGAAGCAACTTTAATACTTAGATTATCTAAGGGAGTAGAGGATTAATATGAGAGAAGTTATCACTATACAAATTATTAGACCGAACTTTGAAGTCTTAGATGCAGTTGGTGAGAAACAGTTAATTGAAGAGATGTCTAAGGATATTGCAGAACAGATATTACGACAAGAAAAACATAGACACAAACAAGAAAATATTGCTCAGTGGCAAAAGATACTCTTGCAATGGGAAATAGAAGATAAGGTACGAACAACATATGAAAAGCCTAAGCGATCTAAATAAAACCATTTCTAAGTGGGCAGAAACAGAAACAGTTAAGATGCAGAATAGGTTATTCACAGGCATTAAGGCTGACACACCAATTGATACTGGTAAGGCCAAGGCCGGTTGGACAAACGAAAATATAAAAAGACTAGGCGATACTGGTCGCATTAATAATGATGTTGATTATATCGGTTGGTTAGAATTTGGAACAGATAAGATGCAGCCATTTGGTATGGTGCGTAAAAATATTAAACAAGTGGTGGGCAAATAATGTTATCAGCAAATCAACAAGTAAGAACATTTAGTGAAGAGCGAGAAGCAATAGAAACTCGCTTTGGTAATATGTTTGATACATTCACTACTCCAGTTCAATATGGAAACTTAACAATATTAAAGAAAGGTAATACCTCGTTACCTACTCCTTACAAAGGAGTTCAGTTTGTACGACTCAACCTCATTGGTGGCGCAAGCGAACAAAGAGAAGTTACTAGAAACATTACTACAATTAATGGTTTTATTAATGTGAATGTCTTTACAGCACAAGACAGTGGTTCCCAACAAGCAAGAACTATTGTAGATGAAATATTTCCTATCTTTAATGCAGTAGTTTTCAACGGAATCACAACTGGCCCAGCCACAGTGCGTGAATTGCCCCCAAACAACGGCTGGTATAATATAAATATTTCGATTCCTTATATATGGTATCATTGCATACCAAACTAAGACTGATAAATAACTAATACATAAACTGGAGATTAACCTATGTCATGCCAAAATTTCGCATCAACTTCTGAAGGAACCATGGCCTATGGCGTCCAATCAGCTTGTGGTACCGTACAAACAACTTTAAAAGAACTTCGTTTCGTATCTGAAACAGTCGGCTCCACTGCTGCTGTTACTACATCAAATGAAATTCGTCCCAATCGTAACGTAGCCGATTCTATTAGAACTTCTACATCCATTGGTGGCGACATCAATGTAGAGTTTTCATATGCAACTTATAATGACTTCCTACAAGGATTGCTACAATCCTCGACAGCACTTGACGGTGCTAACACTGAAATTAAAAACGGTGTTACTAAGAAGTATTTCACAGTAGAAAAGAATACTCCAGATGCTTCTGGTGCAAATTATTTTACACAATTCATTGATATGCAAGTTGGTGGAATGACTTTGAATATCGCTCAAGGTGCTGTTGTTGCTGGTAACTTTACTTTAATGGGAAGTTCCGACCAAACAAATAGTGGTACTTCTTTAGACACAGCCGGTGGTTACACAGCCGCAAATACATTACCAGTTTACAACTCACTTGCAAACGTTTCTGCTGTTCTTATCGACGGTAGCCCAGCAGGTAATGTGGAGTCAGTCAATCTTACAGTTACAAACAACCTACGTGAACAACGTGCTATTGGTTCTGTGGCACCAGCAGGTGTTGCATCCGGTCAGTTTGCAGTAAGTGGCACAGTGAAGATCTATTTTGCAACAAATGCACTTTATACAAAGTTCTTAGCAGATCAGACATTCAGCTTGTCAGTTACAATCGATGACCTTACAGGTGTTACAAATGGTAACCAATACACAATCCGTTTACCTAAGTGCAAGTTTACAAACGTTACAAAGAATATCACTGGTAACAATGCAGACGTGTTGTTAGAAGGTGGATTCAGTGCGTTGCTTGATGGCACTTTAGCTGCCACAATGGGTCTTAAGTCACTGAACGCAGTTTAATTCTTAGCAAATAGGCGGCCCCAATTGCAGAAATGCTTTGGGGCTTTCTCTTGGCAGGCGATAAATAACTGCAACCGAGAGGTTAGAACAAGGAAACAAAAATGAACATTAATGATGTATTTAAAAAGTATGACCCAAAGTCAGAATGTGTATGGAAAGAATATAA